GGGCGAGTTTGGGGCGAGGGTGTTTCAGAGCAAACAAAAAAACCGCCAGCATTCGCCAGCGGTTCAGAGGTATAATTAATTTGTTCTTTCTATTTAATTTTTTTTATTTAATTGTAGTTGTAATCAAGCCATCAGGCTCAACTGTGAACTCAGGTTTTTCATCCAAGCGACCATCAGGAAGAAGTAGGTACCAGCCATCATTGTATTTAATGAAAGCATCTGATTTCATGTCACCATTGACTGAATCACAGTAGTACCAGTTATCGTAGTATTTAATCCAGCCAGTTTGCATTGACCCGTCACGATTAAAGTAATACCATTTATCTGCAATTTTCTTCCATGATGTAGCCATATACCCGTCCTTGTCGAACCAATACCAATTTCCATCAGTATGATGTAACCATTTGTCAGCGTACATATAGCCTGACTCATCGAAGTAGAACCATGACTTGTTTTCTTCAATATATTCGAATTGACCTTTTGGATAAGTACCGTTAGTTCGAGCATACCAGAATCCATCGTCGTCTTTCTGCCATCCACGTTTAGGTTCAACTGGTTTCGCATTTGCGTTAGTTAAACGATAGACGTAGAAATAAGGACGACCTGCCGCTAGCCAGCGTTCATCGTGATCATTTACAGTGATACCGTTATAAGCGTAGTTACAGTGAATGATATTATCACTATCTACAAACATACCAGTATGACCACCTGCTCCTGCAGAATATCCACGGCGCCCCCAAATAAATACGTCACCTCGTTTAGCATCCCATGGAGTATTCTCCGAAATAAGTTCGAATCCATTATTAAGAAGCCAGTCATGCTCGTATTCAGTATTTACTGCCCATCCAGCTGACACGGCTCCGCCTGAGCGTAAAGCGTAGTAGATAGATGAAGAACAGTCATATCCGTCAGGACCGTCACGGTACTCCATACTATAATATACTTTCCCTTTTCGGGCTTGCATCCATGCAATAGAGTTTTCAATGTTAATTCCCATTTATTATATTTCCTTTCATTATGGCAAGCGTTCTGGCCACGGTTCACTTGTCAGATATGTGATTAAACTTACCCGAATATCTCCGATGTCACGGTCTGTTGGTACTGGGTCAGTAAATTGGAAGCGCAATTGATTTCCGTCAGTAGTCGCACCGAGATACCATGTTCCATACGGTTTGCCCTTATCGTTGTAAATACCACCAATAAGCGATGACTCCGAACGAAAGCCTTGAGGAATGCCTTGTAAACCTAAAATGTAACAATTCCGTTCACGGTCTGAACCCTGCACTTGATAGCCTGGGCCATCTCGTCTTACGACACCAAACCAGCCCCATGCAAGACCTCCGAATTGATATATGACTGTATCATTTTTTCTGCGAACCTTGAGAAAAGAACCGCCCAATTTTGAACCGATTGTTAAGTTACGCCAACCAGTGTCACCAGTCAGCACCTCCCAACCTTGATTGTCGTCCCCTCGTCGTTTTATCCATTTAAGAGCGCCATTAGTGACCGCTGTGTCAACATAGGTAGTCCCGACTGGCGCTGTAACTTTGCCATTAGGAAAGCCCGTGCCGTGGATTTCGTACTGATTTACCTGATTGCTCGGTCCAGTCGAGGTTGGTAGAGTGACGTTTCCTCCGCCATCAGATAAGATAAGGGTGTTCCCTTCGATACTCAATCTTTGAGGAATTCCTACACCGTCACGACCATCAGCACCTTTAGGACCTGTAAGTCCAATAGGCCCTTGTGGTCCAGCAGGTCCAGTTTGTCCGATAGGTCCTTGTTCCCCTCTTTGTCCGTCTCGCCCTCGTTCGCCTTGCAAACCTTGAGGGCCAATAGGTCCGATAGGTCCTTGAAGCCCGTCCGCTCCTCTTGGTCCAGTATCGCCTTGAGGTCCACGTTCTCCAGCTTCTCCTTTAGGTCCAATTGGTCCACGTTCGCCAGTTTCACCCTTGTCCCCTTTTGGTCCAGGAGTTAAGGCAATATTTTGTAGTTCTTCCTTAGTAGCAAGATTGTTTGTATCAACGTTGGGGTTATTCTCTAAACGTTCAACACGTTTTTTTAATTCTAGATCATTATAAGGTGTTGGAATTTCAGATTTTAAAGCGTAATCTTCTAACGATTGGTGTGAGGTAAGATAATTTTTACTTTCGAGTTCCTGTCTTGTTACTAAATTGCTAGTATCTTTTTCAGGCTTGCTTTCTAAAGCCACCACACGCTCTACAAGAGGCTTGTCATTATAGATGGTGTCATTGTCAGGTTTGGTCTTCAACGCTTCAATATCTGCTGAAATACGGCTTATTTCGGTACGAATATTGCTATCGTCATACGTTCCGCCTTGTGCTTTGATTTTTGCAAAAAGCTCATCCAATTCTGCCTTGGTAACGACATCCTTAACGTCAACAATCCGACCTGACTCACGTTCAATGATTGGTGTCTTAACAGCCTTATCAATCTCACTGACACGGACATTAAACATAAAGCTATATACATCTGCTGACTGCTCTACTTTTTCAAAGTAGATGTAGCCAATAACGGACTCATCAGTCGTGATCAATGATGTATCAAATTGAACCGTGAACGAATTGCCTTCGATTGTTGCTTCAACTTCCTGGTATCGCTTAGTGCATTTGAAATAGAATAAACAGATGACCTTAGTAGCAACTAACTCATCAAGTGTGAACTTAAATTCAGCGTTATTTTTATCGTGGCTGTAAAATTCGTTATACAATTTCTCAATACCACGATTGCTAGATAGAACGGTTATTTTCCTTTCGATAACCTTTTTCAAATGCTAACCTCCTTTCTTTAAAAAGAAAGAGAACCCAAAGAGGGTTCTCAACTATTATTTGTTCAGCCAAGCATCGTTCATCTGCTTGACTGCTGACTCTACGAAGGTATCGAGGTCACTATCAGTCATATTAATGTTGTACTTGCTAAGTTCTGCACGGATTTTAATACGTGCCTGCTCCAATTTTTCTTCGCCTTTATAACCAGTTTCAGCAGATACCTGCTCAACTGCATTGACTGCATTCTTAGCAAGAATTTCAACAATCTTGATTGTCTTCTCTCCACCCTTCTGAACCAGATATTCCTTGACTGATTTGACTGCAATTCCAATCAAAATGATAAGGATACTAATAGCTCCATTAATTAAAATTTCATTGATTTGTTGCATTTGTATGTTCCTCCGAAATTTCTAAATTTAAATATTTGTTAAAAAGGGCATCAATTCGCCCGTTTCCACCAAGTTTTTTGTAACTAGAGTGCATCTTATGAATGATGTCAGACTCATGCACCGTTGTATATCCACGTTTTAGAGCAGTAGTGATGTCCCGTTCTAAACGTAGATACATTGTAGCTAAATGCGCCTCATCGTGAACTGCCAATTTATTGTCAATCTCAATAATTTTCTTCTTGTTATCTTCTCCGATAACATGAATTGTGTTCAATTCGGATTTTAACTCCTTGAACTGTTCCTTGTTGAGATTTCCAGCTTTGCTAGCACGCATACCGAACCACCCAGTAGCAACAACCCCAATTGTAGGTGCTAGTTGCGTGATGGCGTGTATTAATTTTTCAATCGTTTCTGACCATGACATAAGCTACCTCTTACTGAATAGGTTGAGTGTTTAGCTCGCTAGATGGTTCTTCTTTCTTCGGTTCTGTCCACTTCCAGATGCCTAATTTCCCGTTTTGTTCAAGGTTTGCTAGTTCTTCGAGCGTTTGACCTTGATAAGTGAATTCTTCATTCACTTGAATCATGACCCTTCGCCCTTCCTGGAATTTCTCAATATGTCCTGGATTATCAAGCGTGAAGATTTCTTGTGGTTGGTAGGTTTTACCAACCTGACCGAGGTCAACCAGTTCAAGACCACGCTTAAACAATGTAGGATCCAGTGGATTATCTACGTCAGTTACTCGTGCCAACACTGCCCAATCTGCAACTGCTTTGACTTCTGCAATTTTAGCATCTTTTTCAGCTAGCTTAGTTTCATACTCTTGAGCCTGTGTTTGTAAATCTTCCTGAAGTTTCTTCACACCCTCAGCTGGGTTCAGTTCGGTAGCTACCTGACCAAGAACTGCTGTAATCAATTCCTCGTCTGAGTCATTCACACGGTTACCAATTAGGACACGGTCAAAAGCCGTGTATGGTGCCTCTTGTCGAATGGCTACGAATGTACGGTTGTTTTCTTGTAAGTATTTATTGATAACTTTAAATGTCATATATTACCCTTCTTCCTTTGGTTTATCTAATTCTTCTGCTACTTTGTCAAATAGAGCTTTCAATTCTTCATTTGACTGTAATACTTTGTTGATTTTTTCAAGTTGTTCGTGAACTTGCTTGAATTGTTCTTGTGCTTCATCACGCTCATTTTTAACTTTTTGCATTTCTTCTGCTTGTTCTTCAAGTCGAATACTTAAAATATTCTTTGCAATCATTTCATCTATTGAAATGCTACTTGACTCAACGAGGGATGCTTTTAATGCTTTGATAATCAACTCATTATCCATTTTCTAAATTCTCCAATCGTTTTATGATTTTCTTATTCTCAAGAGCAATCTCTTGAATGGCTTTTAATGCTATATTAGTCAATTTAAGATTATCCAAACTTAAACTATCACCATTTTCAACTACAAGGGTAGGGTCGACTTCTTGGACTTCTTGAGCAATCAAACCAATTTTTGTATGTGGCTTTTGTGGTCTTTTTTCTTCTTCAATCCAGTCATATTCTTTAAATTTAAATTGGCTAACATAATCAAGAGCTTTGTGATTTGAAATAGTGATATTTTTTTTCAATCGTTTATCAGATGAATTTCTATTTATCACTTCCCAAAGACTATAAGAACTACTGTTATAAACGTAGTAAATGTCATTACCGCCACCACCAAAGCTAAGAAAAACATTTTTGTTGTTCCAATGCCCTATATTGGCTGTACTTGAGCCTCCTGCTGTCCCGTTAAAGATTTGAAAATTATTAACACCAGGTGTACTGATATAGCCATATACTGTCAATATGTAATCATTTATTGGACTAACTCTAGTTGGTTTAGTAAGGTCTGGGTCTCTGTAAATAAATACACCATAAGGCTCACCGTTGGAGCGACCATATGAGCCTGTAATTTGCATCCCTACACCGTCTTTGGAGTTCTGCTCTCTAGGTACGTTAATTTGCATCCCTCCATTAAATGTATCTAACGAACCGTAAGTGCCTATTTTTATTTTTGTATGCCCAGTTAAAGTCCCCCCGCTGATATTTGCACCTGTAATCGTGCCACCGTTTATCCTGTCACCACTTAAAATACCTGAACGAACCTGGCTTGCATCAATCGCAACACTCTGAACGCGATTAATAAAGGCTTGTTTAGCAAATAATTGACTCAAGTAGGCTTCATTTGCGACTAATTTATTGAATAAAGCCTGGTCGACTTTTATTTTTTCAGCCGTGACTGCTTCAGCTCCTAAAATAGTAGTAGTTACTGAACCAGCTTCAAAATTGGCAGTTTTGAGTTTATCAATCATAGCTGATTTGATAACCGCATTGTCAATCAAGGTCTCGCCTGTGATATGCGTAGCCTTACCAATAATGCGGTTGTTACCATTAGCTCCAATGTTAATACCAGCAATGAGATCTCCTGCGCTATTTAAGGACTTGATAGCAAAACTATCTTTCATCAAGGACATAGTCACACGGTTATACTCGCTGTTGTAGTCCGTACTATCCACAAATTCTTCAGGAATTAAGCGCCTATCAATAATCATTGGTTTATGAATGACAATGTTCCCTGGACTTGTGAGAGTGAATCTAAGTGAATACTCGTTCAGCTCGCCAGTGTAAGGGATATCTAAATACCCTGTGAATACCTGGTTGCCTGTTTTGGTAAGTGTAATTTGAGAGTTGTAGTACATCCCAAGATTTGGAGTGTTGTCTAGCAACTGAATTAAAACTCTACCGTCTCGTGGTACCTTGTCAACTGCAATCTCGATACGATAACCCAGACTTTCTCCTTTTTTTACAAATCTCTTTGTAAGAGGGAAACGAACTCCCAACCAGCCAGTCATGGACTCAGTGTAGTTAATTCTAATCCCATCATGATCACCCCAGCCGATACGTCCTAAATGGTCATCGGTTGCGACTGATGAGATATATTTAGGGATTTTTGTAGGAGCATAGAATAGATTAGTAAGGTTACTAAACTTCTTGCCTACTTCGACCTCAAACAATTCTGATGTCAAGGCCATTCTTGCTATATTTGTGCTAACATTCGAGTCGTTTGTACCCAAAATACGCTCGTATAATTGGCTCGTTTCCTTGACTCGCTGGAAGTCTACCTCATTGACTTTACCATCTATCTGACTAGCTAAGTTTGTGAACCGTCCGTCAATCCCTTGCTTGTATTCTGCTAGCTTGGCTTCATTGTCTCTTGTGATTGCTTCAAAACGTTGGTTCGTACCTTTAACATTTTCGTCGTAGGTACTTTTAGCGACAAAATCTCGTGATAAGGTTTCACGAATAACGCTCGTTTGCTTGGCCGTTTCTTCTTTGGCATATCGCTTCAATTCTTCTTGACGTTGGCCGTCCTTGTCAATGAACGATGTTATTTCTCCGATTTTTGTTTTAATGCTGTCTGTCGTTTGAGTGACTTCAAGCATTTTAGAGCCATATTCTTTTTTAAAGTCAGTAATTTTATCTTCTTGCTTGTTGACTTTGTTAGCGATAGTAGAGAGTGCGATTTGAGATTTCTCAGCAATATCCTTCGCTTCATCAGCAAGATTATAACCAGCATTAGCCTTTTTCAAGGCTTCTTCTGCTTTATTCTTTGCTTCTTCAAAACCTGCTGGACTGAACTCGTGAAAACGTCTGTTGATTTCGTCAGAAAGTTTTTGATTTTCCTTTTTGACCTTATCATTGACCAATTCAATTTGGCCATCAAAATCCTTTTTAATTTCCTTAACTTTGTTGTCAAAATCCCTATCAGCTTCCTCGATTTGATTTTGGATTTGAGCTTCAAAGTTATCGAATTGTAAAATCTTCTTCGTTATGGTGCCAGCGTACGAATACTGTGCATCATTGCCAGCTTTACTGTCAGCACTAATACGACCACGAAGCCCACCTTTGAAATTGAAAGATTGACTCAAAACTGGAGATTTAAACGTTTCTCCTGTGTTGGTTTTGATAGTTACCCACTGACCGACCTCAAGCAATAGATGTCCTTGATAATTCAGGCTATACGGATAGTACCTGATGTCTTTGATATTGTGATAGAGATTGTCTAAAACCGATTGCGACATCAACACATTCTCAATTTCAAGGGAGCGACCTGTACGCAATCCGACCGTGAGTGTTTCTTTATCTTTTTTACAAGTGATACCTGCAATTTGATACTCAATCTCACTCTTGGTCAATCCGTGCATGAAGTAGCTATCTGCAGTAATTACAATCCCTGAGTCAGTCAACTCTTTGACTTCAAGTTTTCCTTCACGGTTGAAAAAACAAGACATCCCGAGCATTTGAGCTGATAGCCCTAATACGTCTCGGAATGTCATTTTTTTATCTTTAGGAATATTATCAATTCGATAATTCATGGATGCAATACCCATGGTTTCATTTGCAAGTTCGATACCTGTTTTTAAACAGATTTCTTTGATCACGTTTCTGATTTCTGCTGGGTAGGTTAAGTCTGTGACGTATTCACGGTTCAACTTAAACATGCCGTCCATGAGTTCAAGCTCAGTTGTTTTACGATTTCGGTCAATCTCAATGTCGTTGATAAAATATTCTCCCATTTTAACCCATTCATAGGTTCCATCGACCAAAAGGCCAATCTCTGGGGTTATTTTATCTAACTTCCTGAACGATGTAATCACGCTCGCAAAAACAATCTTGGCACTACCTGCGCACGTCCCACCTGGCTTGTAGGTATCGCCCTTGATATATCCGTAATCAAAACTAGCCTCATTGATATCTCTAGATTGATAGTTTCCTACTCTGATAGCAAGAGTACGGTTTTTAGAAAGCATTGCTTCGTTGAATTTTTGTCGTCTGAATACATCCATATTTAAAACCTACCTTTCTATCAGATTGAATTTAGCACCAGACCATGGCTTGAATTTTTCGGTAAATGAGTAGCTCGGAGCCGTTCTGTCTCCGACATAAAAAGTCTTTGTGGTTTGACCTGACATCGGGTCAGGATAGGACACCGTGAAGAATTCAGGCGATACGGCATTTAAAAGCTGACTCATTTCTCCTTGAGTCAGCATGCCCCACTCGCAATCTAATTTACGTTTAACTGTGACACGGTCGCGCACCATGTCTCCGTTGGCATTACGCCCTGTTTCTCCGTCAATATCCTGAATACCTACCTGAAAAGATTTGGGAGGCTTAACAGCCACCCCGTTAATGATTAAGCGTGCCATTTTACCTCCCTTTAAATGTTAAGCAAGACTTGTCCTGCACGTTCTTGTTCTTTATTGATTTCTTGAATAGCCACACGACCAAACTCATGGCCACCAATCTGGATCACGATGTCGCCTGCTGGCAATGAATAGCCCGTAGGGGCATTGTTAACAGGCATTCTTTCAGCTACTTTCTGGGCTAAAGTAGAAATCCAACCTGTATTCCGTTCAAGAGGCATTACTGCTTCCTGACCAGCTTCTCCGACCCCGATAATACTAGGGGAGTTAAATACACCACCTCGTGCATACCAGTCAACTGAGAATGATGGAATTCTAGGGGGCATCAAGCTAAAGCTACCAGATATATTGAAATGAGGGAGCTTGATTTTTGGCAAACTCCAATTAAAATTAAAGAAGCTTTTTAGTCTATCAATACCAGTTTTAACAATGCTTTTAGCATTTTCCATAGCGTCATTAAACAGATTCTTAAACCAGTTCGGGATTTCTTTCAAAGCGTTTTGAATATCATTCCATCTGTCACCGAACCAAGAGCCGACTTTTTCAAAAGCTGAATTAACATTATCTCTACCAGATTGGAATTTATCTCCAAGCCAAGTGTTGGCTTCGGCAAGCGCATTTTTTGATTCGTTCCAACGGTCACCAAACCATGAACCTAACTTGCCAAATGCATTGCTAATAGTATCCCAACCTTGTTGGAATTTATCACCTAACCAAGTATTCACATCTGAAAGGGCATTGGTAACATCTGACCATCTATCGCCAAACCATGAACCTAAATTACTGAAGATATTAGCGATAGCATCCCAAGCACCTTGGAACGTATTAGAGAACCAGTCTCCGATACCAGAGAATATGTTGACAATAGCATCCCATGCTTGCTGGAACTTCTCACTAAACCATTGACCTATTGGCTCAAAGATTTCTTGAAGTTTCGTCCATAGACTGCTGAAAAATTTGCCAATCGCTTGACAAATAACACCGATGAAATCACTTAGTCCCTGCCATGCATTTTTAGCGAACTCGACAACAGTATCCCAATTTTGGTAGAGCAAGACACCGATAGCGATCAAAGCTGCAATGGCAGCAATGACTAAGGTTATCGGGCTGGTCAATACCGCAATAGCTCCATTGAGTGCCCACGTTGCAGCTGAAGCAATTCCTGCTGCAACTGATTGAGCGATTTCTGCCGCTGTTGCAAGTCCCATTTGTGCTGCATTAGCAGCCCACGCTAGTCCTGCTTTACCAAGTTCTAAAGCAGTTCTTCCTAACTCTACAATCAATTTACCTGAATTGACCACAAAATCTTTTGCATACAAGGTATTCAAATACACGCTTTCTGCAAAAGATTTTATTTTATCAACTGTTAAGCCTTTTACCGCACCGACTAAATCAGTGAAAGCTCCGCCTAATTTACTAATTCCTGCTGCAAGACCGCCAGCTTGCTCAGCCCAAGACAAGAATTTAATACCTTGCCAAGCTGTCGATAACAGACCGATTGCAGTAGCCATGGCTGAAACTATCTCTCGGTTATCCTTGCACCAATCAGAAAAAGCAATGAAAGCATCGCTAACGGCTTTTACTGTATCAGCTAGAACTTTTAAAGCCTCTAAAATAGCTCCGCCCAGCACATCGACAAGTCCACCAATGCTTATACCGAATGTATCGGCTAAGAACTCAGCAAAAGGTTGCATATTATCTTCCCAGACTTGTTTAAGGACATCAACTAGTCCTCCAAAAGCTTGACTCAAAGAATCAATTGCTGGGCCGATATGATTTCTATATACATCTTCAAATCCATCAGAGAATCTTTGAAGTGCTGGAGTAACATTGTTATCAAAGCTATCTAGAAATACTGATACAATTTGAGAAATACCACTAGAAATAGTTTCTATAAATGGACTAACATGTTCATCATACACACGGCTAAACGCATCACCGAAACGGTTCACTGCTTGCTCTATTGTTTCAAACACTGGGGCAATAGCTTCCAAAGCTCCCTGTAAGGAACTTGATAACTTCGGAGCGTTATCTGTCACAATTTGCTCTAAGCCTTTGAATAAATCACCAGCAAGTTTGCTCCCAATCTCAACAAATGTTGAACCTAAACTCAAAAATGTTGACACAATAGCGCTACCGATACGAACCGCACCCGTTGAAGTAATGACATCGTAGAAAGCACTAGAAAGAGCCTGAGCGATGTTTCCTACAGCCTCTGCAACGTTACCGATATTATCAAACAAAGCAACTAGCGCCCTGATAATGCGTTCTTTTTGCCTTCCGAGGCCATTTGCGATACTTTCAGCAAGGAATACACCGATACCTAAACCGATAGTGGCTATTGAGCCTACCACTTGCCCTAAAGCATAAGCGATTTTTTCGGTCATGCGGTTAAAGGCATTCACAACCCTTGGATCAGTGGCTATTTCTCCTAGTGTCTTAGCTATTTGATTTAAAGCAATCTTGAGACGCTCTAAACCTTCTGGTCTAAACGCTGCATCAAAACCTTTTTTGAAAAGGTCAAACAACCCTTTTAATTTATCTCCAAGACCATCGAAAATGCTCTTGAACTGGTTGTCCATGTCGGTCAACTCGATTTCTGGTAAGATGTCTTTGAAAGGTGCGCCACCGCCCCCTCCTTTTCCTTTCTTACCTTTACCACCGCCGCCGCCTCTGCCTTTACCAGCACCGTCTCCGTCGTCAGGGTCGTCTTTTTTGTTTAAGAGGTTGATCTCGTCAAATCCCATTAAACCAAGTAACTCTTTAACGGCTTTCTTGGCTGACTTAGCTGTGTCGTCTAAGTTATCAGCAATGCCACCTGAAGCATCGTCTGCATCATCCATGGCATCGGCAAGGTCACCAGCCCCGCCTGCTGCATCTTTCAAAGCATCACCAGCGCTACTTGCTGCACTTGCTACACCGCCATCTTTAACGGTCGCTTTCTTGTTAAATAGCAAGGCAATGAACTCTGCTAACTTACCAGTAACATTCTTTAATACCATGGCAAAAGAGTTCAAGACAGGCATAATGGCATTGATAATCGGCAACATAGAGTTACCGATGTTCAAAGCAGAGTCTTTCAGTAGTGATTTAAACAAGCTAATGCGCCCGTTGACTGATTGTGATAAGGTATTACCGTACTTGGCGGTTGCCTGTTCCAAAATAGCTATAAGGCGAATCTGTTGCTGTGTTTGGTAGTCTAACTGGTTCCAGCTTTGACCGTTTGCGAAACGTTTAAATGCTTCTGTGGACTGGATCATAGCCACGTTGACGTTAATACCTAAGTCCTCGATCGCTTCCGTATTTCCAAGCAAACCAGAGCGAATACGCTCCATAACGTCCGTAATACTACGTCCTGAACCTTCAGCAACAACTGCGGATGTCTGCAACATTTTAGCAGTATAGGCGCTTAGTTTGTTAGTATCTTTGATAAATCCAGAAAATAAGTTTGAGTAGACTGCCCCGTAGTTGGTAGCCTCACCCACCCCCATATTCATAGCGTTGGCGTTGTCGTTAACCCATTTTAAGAAAGATTGCGAACTCTCGCCCATCTGGCGCTTGATTTGGTTCATAGATGCTGATACTTCAAGAGCTGTCTGTGCTGAATACATCCCAACATCAAGCAACTTCTTGCCAAGATAAGCAAAACCAGCGAACTTAGCTAATTTCCCAAATGCACTACCGATTGAATTCGACTGTTCACGAACTTTTGCAGTGGCATTCTTCACTTGGTCAGATGTTCCCTTGACTTGGCTCTCAACTTCTTTCATCTTCTTTTTAAAAGGTGCTATCTCAGCATCAATCATGACTTTCAATTCATCAAGAGTTGCCATTTATCTTCTCCTTTCTTTTTCGATTATGTCTTTCTGCAAATTCACGCATCCGTTCCTTATGCAACAAAAACGCTTGTCTCTGTCGTTCCTGTTCTACTGCTTGTTGTTCTTCTACAAACAACTCAGGCGCATATTCCCAGAACTCAAAAACCTTGGCATCTTTGGATAACAATAAGGAAATGTGGTTGGATATCATCTGCGAAAGTCTATAAGAGTCAATAATCTTCTCTTTACGCTCTTGTTTTTTGACACGGTTATAGCTTTCAATCATTTCTCTGATTTCAAGTACCGTTAAATCCCAAAAAACGAGAGGCTCCCCCCCGATGTCCAAAAACATAGGATAAAGCCTCTCGATAATCTGCGTTACCGTTAAGATTACTCGACTACTGTCATTTTTTTCTTGGAAGTTTTCTTGCCCTTGCTTCCTCGTGGAGTAAAACCCGATACTTCAAATAGTGGCATTAAAACCTCTGTCATGAATGTCGCTTGATCTCCACCGTTATCCACGTATTCATCGTATAGATCATAGACATCCTCAATAGAATACCCATTCTCATACTTTTGTAATGCTCCGTGAACTAAAAGCAACATAACTTTCAAAGGCGGTAAAGTGAACTCTTCGCCAGCCTCAGGCATGAAGATTTTCAATAGGTTCATACCGATTTTCTCTTCAACTTTTGTTGCTTGATGAGATGAAAGTCGTAGTTTCAACTCTTTCTCATCGTTAATCTTCCAAATTGAGTAAGGTAACGCCATTTAATTAACCTCCAATTCCGTCTTTGAATTCAAGTTCAGATTGCAATGCGATTTTAAGAGTAAACTCAATAACAGAGTTCACACCACCACCGCCAAGTTTAACAGATACCTGTCCTTCAAATTGGACTTCAGTACCATCTGGGTATGCTTGTTTAAAGAAAAGTTTCGTCTTGTTGTCTGCTGCTGTACGCAAAATACGATAAGGAGCACTTGCACCGTCGTTTTTGTAAGCGAATTTGTATTCTAGTTCTCCTGCATCGCCAATACCGAATTCGTATTTTTTAACCTTATCTTCAAGGGTTGTATTTTCAACCTTTTCAGGTTCAATACCGAATTCAGGTACTTCTTTAAGACCTGCAAGTTTTGTGTAAGTTCCTTTAGCTGTTCCATAAGAAAGCGTAATTCCGTTTGCTAACATGTATTAATTCTCCATTCTGTATTGATAAACCAATTGCGAATCTAGGTCGACAATTCCTTCAAATCTCATCAATTTATGCCTCAAATGAGAGGGGTCAGGGATATCTTGACTCTCAATCCTACGCAGACCCAATGAAGCAAAAATCTCGTTGATTTTAACTGCTAGGTTGCTAGTGCTATCATTATCAAAGATATCAACCTTATAGCGAATTGTTGTTTTTTGTTCTTTGTCGTCGAACCAATCGCCTGGCTTGTTCTGTTCTTCTAAAAAAATAACGACTGGAAAAGTTTCCCAATCGCTTGGATAAGTATCGGTCACATTATCTG